GGTTTCTTCGACCTCCATCGTGGCCAGGTCGGCCGGCGATGCGAGGAGGTAGTAGTCGCTGGCATCGGTCAGGTAGGTCGAAGAAACCACCTGATACCGACCGGCGAACACGTTGGTAGAGGGCTGGCCGTTCGTGTTGCCCGACGCGATCTGCGTCGAACCCATGAGCTCGGCCGCCGTCACCTCGAGGTCAACCGGCACCAGCAGGATCCGGGGCTGCACGGCGACGGGGTTACCGTCGGCGTCCTTGAGCTTACGGAACAGCGTGAGGGCCTCCTTGAGGCCGGGCATGCCGAGAGCCGTCGCGCTCGTCTTCTTGTTGCCACGGGCAACGGTGAAGAACGCCGAGTCCGCCTTGAACGCATCCCAGAAGAGATCGTTGAGAGCCAGAGCGCCACCGCGTCCGAGCCGCTGGGGCACGGCGGTGATAGCACCGAGGTCGTCGTTGATCAGGTCCGTACGGGTGACCGAGGTCATAATCCCGTAGGTATCCGCCGAGATCGTCCGGCTTTCCTCGCTGGCCGCCGCGTTCTTGAGCTCGCCACCGTTGGCGACCTTCTGGAACTTGAACGACCCGTTGAGCCGGTAGCTCGTGTAGGTCTTCAGGTCCGACACGCTGCGGGTCGAGGCGATCTGCCGCCACGAGTCCTCGACGCTGGAGAAGCCAGCGAGAAGGAACTTGTTGGCGGTGTTGCTCAGGATGCCCGAGATGCTGTGCGTCGCCCACGCGGCCTGGAGGATCGGCCGGAGGGTCGAAGCGGTCAGCCGACGCGGGCCGTCGTAGCCATTGGCCTCAGCCGCAGCCACGAGCACTTCGCCGAGGGACGTGGTTCGCTTGGCCTTGTGGGCCGCTTCCAGCGTCTTCTCGTCGTAGTGCTTCTCGGCCTGCGGGAGGCCGGCCTGCAGTGCGAAGCAGGCCTCGATCACGTCGGCCGAGGGGGCCGAGTCCTTGACGACGTGGACCGCCGGGGGGGCCGGGCGCTCGTCGCGGGTCGCGTTCAGCTTTTCCATCTGGGTGACCTTGTCGGTGAGGGCTTGGATCTGGGCCTTGAGGGCCGCGCCCTCTTGACTGGCCTTGACCGTCTCGGGCTCCACGGCGACCTCCGCCGTGGCCGCCACGACCGGGGTCTCGACGACCTCGTCCGTGGGCTTCTGGTTGGCGTCAGCCGCCATAGAAACCTCCTCCGCGACCTCTTCAGCCGCGATGGCGACGCTGGTCTGCGAATCAGCGCCAAGGGTTACGAAAGAGACCTCCCGCAGACTGGAGGCCTTGACGATGCGGACCGGCCCAACGTGGGCCGCCCCGTTGACTTGTGCGACAGCGTCGGCGTCGAACTTCTGATGCCTTCTCACGTCAGCACCAACGGACGCTTGGAACTGGTAGCCGGCTTCCGCCAGTGCGAGCACCTGGTCGGCGTTGCCGTTCTTGGCGAGGATCTCGCCCTCCACCACGATCTGCCCGCCCTCGACGCGCGGCACACCCTGCCCGAGGATCGACCCGAGCGAGTAGTCGTGGCCGAGCACCACGGGCACCGTGGCCGGCAACTGCATGCCTGCCACGTCGATGATCACAGGCTCACGGCTCCACCCTTGGCGGATAGCCGAGCCGGTGTAGGCGACGATCTTGAAACGCCGTGGCGACGCCGCAGCCTCGCCCTCGGAGGCCTGCAGGAACGTCACGGCGGTGTCGAGCTTGATCGTGTTCATCAAAGGAACTCCACCGGGGTTTCGTCGTCGTCGTCGATGTAGTCGAGGTCTCTCATGCGTCGGCCTCATCGGGGGCGACCGGCTGCGGCTGCTGCGGCCCGACTTCGGGCAGCGAGAGGTCGAGCTCACGCATCAACGCCCGCTCGGCAGCGATCTGCCGCAGTTCCACGTCCCACTGGAGGCCAGCCTTCGCGTACTCGCGGGCCAGCGACGTGGTCAGCGTGCGGATACGGGTCTCGGCCGCCATCGCCTCTTTGTTGGGGTCAACGTGGTCTTTGCCGTCCCACTGCCACGCCCAGTTCCATTCAGAGAACGGCGGGGCATCCTCGGGCAGCACGCCTGCGAGGGTGGCTTCGTTGACCCAGGCCTCGAGCACCCGGTCGAGCATGGCCCGCTCAATCTGGTCGCGGTCAACGCGCTCGTGCATGCCGGCCACTTGCCAGTCCATGCGAGACGAGGCGTAGTTGTAGCCCTCGCTGTTGAGTGCGGCGACGTTAAATGGAATGGAGAGACAGCGAGCGATCTCGTTGAGGATCGACCGCACGAAGGCCGGGTACTGCGTCGTCGGCTGTTCTGCCTTCAACTGCGAGATGTCCCAGCCCTCGGGCAGCGTGGTCAGCGTCCGCTTTTGGATCTCCAAGGCGGCAAACGCGTCGACCTCGTCTACCTCTGCAGCCGGGGAATTGCTGTGAATAAACGCCGCAAGGTCAGCCGCCGTCTCAGCCGCAGCGATCACGGCCTCGGTGTACCGTCGCAGGTTGGCAAAGAGCTTGAGCGCGGGGGCCACCTCGGGCACGCCGCGATGTTGGCCAGGCCGCTGCCGCCGGAACCAGTGGATCATCTGGGCCGCCGGAACCCGCCGGAAATCCAGCGTGTTGACGCGGTAGTTCGCCCCCGGATGGAACGAGAGCACCTGGTACGCGACCACGTTGCCGACGGCGTCGAACTCGACGCCATCCACCACGTTGCCTTCCGGCGTGATGGTCTGGCTCATCAACTCCGTCGGCGTCGCGACCATCTCGGCCTCGACGAGCCGTAGGTCGAGCTTCACGCCCCCCGGCACGCGCTGGTTAGTGATCATCATGGCGAACGCTTCGCCGTCGGTGACGAGCGCCTCGCGCATGGTTCGCAGCTTGGCCGGCAGGTCGATGGCCCAGCCCCAATCGAAGAAGAGCCGCTCGATCTGGCGGTCGGTCTCAACGTCGCCGCTCTGCAGCTGCAGCCGGGGGCCGGTGCCGATCAGCGAGTAGCCCAGCGTGGACGAGATACCAGCGAGCCACGAGTTATTCGCACGCTCATAGCGGGCCCGATTCCGCAGGGTCCGCCGCACCATCGGTGACAGGGCGGCATCTGCCGCAAATGCGTCGGCGTTGGCCCAGTGCCGGTAATCGTCAGACTTTTCTGCCGCGTCGTACTTGGCACGCACCACGGGCGCAGCCGCCGGGCGGGGCTTCTGTTGGCCTCGAAAGAGGGTGCCGAAGAGGCCCATCAAATCGTGCCCGGCGGGATGATTCGGCTAAACCGAAGCCCTCGGTGGGAGTTTCCCACCGCACCCTTGCTGGCGAGGTACTTGTCGGCCGCGATCTGTTGCTCCAGATCGTGGGCCTCCACCTCACCTGCGTCGGTGCGGACGCGCTTCGGCTGCTGTGCTGCCGCCTTCAACGCGTCCGAGACTTCGTCGCTCATACGGGCGACGGTACGGGGCCAGAGGGGCTATCCCGCAGGGGGTATGGTCAGGGAATGACCCACTCTGAGCCGCTCCTCTCGTAGCGAATCGGTCGCATGCCGAGCCGCCCTGCAAGCCGCTCGGTCTGTTCACCGAACACAGCCACGATCTGCGCGGGGTCGATCACGCCCGCACCCATCAGGGCCGCAGCCAGTGCCGTGCCGATGCCGCGACCGCGATGCCGCTCGTCTGTGAATTGCTCGAGCGTCTGCATCTCACGCCAGTCATGCGAGCAAGCCCAGCCCACGAGAGCACCGTCGTCGTGCCACAAGGCAACCGGCGTGCAACTGCTGACGCTGCCCTCTAGCACGCCCCGGACCTCGCGCTGCCACTCGCTTCCCGCCTTGGTCAGCCGGTAGCAAATGGCCAGGCAGTCGCTCGGCTCCAGGCCGTCAAGGTTGGCAATCGTGATCTGGTTCATGCCCCGAGCCTCCGCACCTGGATCGTTTTCCGCCCGCCCTGCCCCGTCGGGATCTCGGCCTTTCGCCGCCGCCGCCCCCCGGCCTCGGTCGCCGTCGGCTGCAGGCCCGTGATGCTCGCGGCCACCGCCGCACCGACGAGGCAGTCCCACCAATGGTTATCCCGGCCCAGCACCTTCCACTCGTCCACCACTCGGCCACGGGCTTCAGTCCGCACCGGGTACTCCGCTGTTAGGTGCTCGAGGAGCATGTCGTGCTCGCCCTGGTGCAGCGTCATGGCCTCGGGGTCGCCGATCGCCAGCCGCAGCCGGGCGGCGCAAAACGACTTCCAGAAGTTGGCGTCGTACAGCGCCGACCGGTGGTCCGTGTCGCCGAGCTTGCCGATCCGCCAGTTGAGGCCGAGCTTGTCGCCGCGATGCTTGGTCTTCTCCGTCATGGGCTGCGATGACGCACCGACGAACCGGCCGTGGCTCGGGTAGATCTGGGCCGCAAAGTCGGATTGCTTGGCAAACGTCCGCACGACGGATGTCGATTGGCCCCAGTTGGCATCGACGAGCATGCGGTCGATTCGCAGCTTGGCCCCGTCCTGCCGCGTCCAGTCTGCCGACAGCAGCTGCCGCGCGACCGTGTCGAGGCCGGCCCGCAGAGCACCCTCAAACCCGGCCCCCTTCGCCGCCGCCGCCAGCGTCCGTTTCGCGTGGGCCGCTTCGTAGAAACTCGACCCCTGATCGGGGTACGCACCATAGGCCACAACGTGCCCGCCGAACGACTCCGACCACGACGCGATCAGCCAGAAGAGGAGTTTTTCCTGCACGTCCACGAACGCCGTCAGCGTGTTGTGACCACTCGGCACCACGCCCCTCGGCACGTTAATCGCCCGCAGAGCAAGCGACCGCTTGTCGAGCTTGTCGCTGGCGATGTCGTCGGCCAACGGCTGGTTCTGGTACTCGGCAAAGAAAGCCGACTCACCCCGGTCGATCCGCAGATTCCAGGCGTGCTGGATCGCCGACAACTCCTCCGGGTTCTTTCGCTCGGGCCACGCGACCCGCGCCCCATCGTCCATCGCGGCCCGGTTGGCTACGTAGAAGTCGTCCGCCGCCTGCGTGCCCTGCCCGTCACGCTGGCCCTGCCGTCGCATTTCCGCGTACTGCCCCCACAACTCCTCGGCCTTGGGCCATTCGTAGACGAGCATCGTCCGCTCGCCTTGCCAACTGGGATGCTTGGCTCGGTCGAGGAGCCGGTCGGCCAGGTCGTCGGGGCGGATTACTGTGATCGTGCAGAGACCGGCGATCCGCGCCCCCGGCCCGGCGAGGCCGAGGATTGCACCGCTGAGGATCTTCTCGCGCGTCGCCACCTGCGACGGCGATGCCGCCGACTCGTCCGTCTGCGGGTCGTCGATCAGCACCAGCGACGGCCGCACGGTCGCCCCGTCGGGCCGCGTGTGACGGATGCCTCGGATGCGGCCCGTGATGCCGGCCACCCGCACGGCGGCACCGGCCGACTCGGCCCGAGCGATCCACGGGAGCGTGATCTGGTCGGCGGTCCACTCGATGTGCGTCGGCTCGCCTTCGCACGTTTGCCCCTGTGCCCGACGCGTGATCCCCTCCATGGCCCGGATCGGGAAGCATGCCGCCGGGAAGTCCTCGAGGAGGAGATCGTTTTGCTCTAGGTTGGTTTTGATGCTGTCGAGCATCTGGCAGGCGATGGCCTGGTCGGACCCGATCAGCATCACGAACCGACGGTGGCCGTACAGCATGGACCAGATACAGGCCCACTCGGCCATCGTGGTCTTGCCCGAGCCTCGGGGAAACGCGAAGGCGAAGAGCTCGCCCCGCAGCACAGCCCCCTCGATCTTGGCAATGGCCCGCAGGTGATCCGGCGACCACGCCAGGGGGAACGCCTCGGCCGCGTAGGTCTCACAGAAGAGCCGGAAATCCTGCCGGCTCGCCTCGCGTCGGGCCTTGTCTTTCGGCGGCGGAATGCTGCCGATGTCGCGGCCTGCTGCGGCCAGACGTTTGGAGTAAGTGCCCGCCTCAGACTTGCGCTGATCGTACTGGGCCTTGGCCTTGTCGAGCCGCTTTTTCTGGTCTGATCTGACGGTCATTCGTTGCGCTGCCTAAAACACGTTATTTTGCGTAGGCTCGCCGCTGAGGCTTCCGCTGCCAGCCGCCGGAAGAACCTACCCCCCGGGGGGGTGCCTGCCACTCTGGCATGTGCGTTTTGGGCCTATTTTTAAGCCTTTTTTGAGCATCAACGCACGAAAACCCCTGTTTTTATAGGGTTTTATGACTCTGTGTTGCGGTGATCCTGCGAGGCCACTATCTCGCGTGCCAATCGCAACAAATCGCTCGTTTGCACGACACACACGCTCTCTTCGTTGTTCTTCCTGTGCCACACGATTGGCACGTCATCACCTGCATCGTCTATCGCTTGTCTCATTGCACCATACAGATCAAGCCTTTCGACTCTCTTGCATTCGACGTGAATGCGTAGCCCATCGAGCACCACGTCTGGGCTATCGGGCCCGCCTTGGTACTGCACGCCTCGACGTGCATCGCAGCCCAAGAGCTCCCCTAGCTCTGCTGCGCACTCACGCTCGCCTCTCTTGCCCTTGGCCTTGCTCATGCGACCCATGTATCTAGCCCCGTGAATAGGCCCGTATGACTGTCGTAGTGGTACGCCTTGATCTCGACCCGCTCACGCTCAACGACCTCTTGTCGTCGTGCCCTGCACCATGCGGCACGCTCGGCGATCTCCTCGGGCGTAGGGTCATCCGCTCGCATGTGGTTATCTACAGCCTTGTGCGTGGCCCGCTTGGGCAGCTTGTATCGCCTGGCGAGCTTTCCGACGAATGACTCTCGCACACCAAGCCTTTCGGCGATCTGACGAATCTCCAACGGCTGGCTCCACAGCCGAAACAAGAGCGGCACGTCTACCTGTTTGGGCACTCGCACACCGTGAGGCCTGGCAGGCAGGCCGTATTTCCGCGCCATGGCATAGGCCACGTTGCGAGAAATGCCGGCCTGCTTGCACAGGTCGTCTATCGGGCCAGTTGTCGCCCATAGCGTGCAAAACTGGCTCTCTGTCAGCGGCAACCGCTCCATCAGTCCTTCGCCAACGGCATGATCACGCAGCGTGAATCTTGTGCCCGCAGCACCACGGCCGACTGCGCGTCCTCGGCCTCGAC